AAACGATGTTTATACTTATCGTTAGCTACAATAAGCTAATCTCTTTCCTTACTTGTTGCCAATAATCAATCCATCTATCTTGTGCTAATGGGTCTTTGTGTTCGCTTTCGTGGCAATGCTCTTTTATACATTCATCTACACAAACCAAAGCAAGTTTTTTACACATACCGTGTACTGTACTTGGTTGGCTGTTATATTTTGTTTCAAACTCCATCTTATCATAGAGTTGCTTTGCTTTTTCTTTTGGTGTCATATTTTAAATTTTAGTTCATTAAATCGCTTACAGTAGCTAACAATACCTATACGCCATACAAGTACAGGCGCATAGCCAAACCGTTAGCAAACATTACTTTTTCAACCACATACCAGTTAAGTCTTCTCCCTCGTAGTGTTTAGTTGTTATTGTTGCTACGGTGCTTGAGTTTATTATTTTCCCAAGCCCCTCCATTAATTCAAACTTTTCTTTAACAATATCCTCATCACATTTGCTAACAATTTGTAATTCTAATTGCTTATGGTATTGTTCAACAATTTCTAAGGCTTTATTATATTCTTCTTTTGTTATCATATCTTTAGTTTTTTAAGTCGCAACAAGTATTACAATAGCGTTAGTTGCAACTAATATGCAGGTCTTGCGTATTCACATCCTTCATAAAAACCTCTATCATATTCCTTTTTTAATTCCTCTTTAGAGCAGCAACTAACACTATGTAAAGAAAATAATTTTATTAACTCATCTGCTAAGTATTCAGTATCTTCTTTATAGTTGTCTAGTGTTATTGCAAATTCTTCACCGTCTAAGGTTCTAACTTGACTTGTTTCTTTATTTAGAAACTTTATTATTTGTTCTTTCAAATCCATAAAATTACATTCTTTACATTCAACATTACCAAACATAAGGCAACATTAGCCCAATTAATATTCCTGTTCCCATATACATTAAATAACGGTACTCTATTCGTTGCCTTTGAAACCAATTACGTTTGGTAACATTATGTATATGGCTATTAATTGTAAACTCACCTTCTGCGTACTTGATACAAATATTCTCTATTCTACTTTTACAGTCTTGCCAGTTTACCTTATATCCGCTTTGTTTAAATATCCAATCACAAAGTCTTTCAATAGTCATTTTATCGTAATCCATAATCTTTATCTTTTAAGTCGTTTAAATTAACATCACATACATTTATACATTATAAAACATCGCTCCTGTGCTTAAAACAATCTTGTGTTTCAATCATACAAGTTGCAGGTATAAAAGCTACGCTCTTTTGAAGTTTAGCGCACTTTCCAAAGCTAGTAGAGCAAGTGGATTTATCAAACTGGAATCTCATCTTTTTATACTGCCTTTCTAAATCCTTTATGACCTGCAAATCTACTTCGTTTTGATTCTTCTTTTCGTTAATTAACTTTAGTAATTTTTCTTTTCTTATTTCAAAAGCCTCTAATTGCCATTTTTTATGCAACTCCTTACTTTTATTGTAGGCATCAAAATCTCTAAAAAGAAAAGCGCAATCATTACAATTGCAGTCTATTTTTTGTAATTCAACACTCATTTTTCTACGTTTTATAACACAATAATAATTACAATTTCGTTCCTCAAGAGCTAATTATTCTAACCGTTAGCGACCATGTTCAGTAAAGAACATTCTAAGGTCGTCCAAGTGTTCATTTTCTTCAATTATATTTAATACTTCGTCAGTAGTCCATGTAACACATTCGCTAACATCAGGTATAGAGCAGTTTTTTACTGCTGTTTCTAGCTCTGTAATGTACCTTAGTACGCTTATAGGAACTTGCTTATAATCCTCTTCTGCGTTTTCTTTCCAATAGTTTAAATCTTTTTCTGTACTCATTATCTTTTGTTTTATTGTTTCAAATCCGTAAAAAACCACTCCATACCCATAGCGTTAATTCGTTTGTTATTCTGTTTGTTTACTCAAAGATATAATAAATAATTAATACCACAAAATAAAAAACACCCTAATTAAAGAGTGTTTAACATTTCATCAATAAGTAATTCGTTATTCGCGAATTGCAAAACCTCGGCATATCCATCATCAAAACCCCAATGTATCTTATGTATCTCTATAAAGTGAGGCGTTATAGCTAAGATCTCATAATGAGTGTAAATACCTTGAACCTCCCACCAATAAAAACTACAAGCTTCTAAAATTTCATGTAAGAAGTCATCTCTTGTCATTTCCTTTTAGATTTGCGTTTAGCCTCGTCATGCGCTTGCTCTTGTAGTTCTGCCTTGTATGTTTCTTCAGCAGTCTCTAGGGCTATGTAGTGCATTACAGAGTACAAATTAGAACTGTACACACTTTCTACTGGCGTTAACCCTTGTTTATTGAAAATACCCTTCTCAGCCAGCTTAAAGGCTTTTGACTGCCAGTAGGAGTTTTTAACGATTGATTCCGCGTGGCTGTTTGTACTTCTTCCCTTTTTTCCTTCAAAGATAATACTGTATGTTTTTGCAATTCCTCTAAATGCGACTGCAAAAAAAAATAACCCTTATACAATTCTGATACAGGTAAGCTCTTAAACATACTAGTTCTTATGTCTATAGTTTCCTCGTCATACATCTCGTTTGGATCAGGTCTAAACAGTATTGCGGTGATTCTAGCGATATATTCCCACTTTCTATACTGTTTCTTTTGAAATAGAGTTGCTAGGGCTTGCGATTCAGCGAAATGCTTGTACGTCGCGCCTCCTAGTAACTTGTCTATTCCTCCCGCTGATTTTGTAGACTCAATCAACTTGTATTCTACACCCCCTAATGTAATAACCTCACTTACCCCAATATCATCCTGTGACGGCTCACCTAAAAACTTAGAAACCATACCAAATAACTCAACTATACTAACTTCATCAGAGCTATTAACTTGTATTTCACTTTCTAAATACTCTCTAGGAATATCAGAAAACAGCTCTATCCAATCAATATAGAAACTTAGTAACTTATTATCGCTTATAGGCTCTTCACTAGCCTTATCTGAGTAAATAAAGTTATCTAACCATTTAGGAATATTGCTCAAATAATCCTGAGCTTTAGACATATCCTTTACGGTTACATCTTCCCAACTGGTTTTAATTTGGTATGTTTCTTGGTTTATGGTGGCTTTAATCATTACTTGATAGTTCTTACAATACTTTGTAAATCTATTTTAATTCTGTTTAATCTAGCGCAAGTAGAAGTATTTAAAGTTTTACCTCTGTTTTCCTTTACAGTAGCATCAACAAACTCAATAAGCTCAATGAATTTATCTTTTAACTCTACTTTAGGCTCTTTCTTCTTAGCTTTTGGCTTTCTTTTCTTTGGAGCTTCTTGCTCTACTTTTTCTAAATCTTCCATAATATAAATTTAATTAATTTCTACAACATAGGAAAGTTATAACTCCTAGCGTATTTAGTTACACCTCCTTCAGGCTTTCTACTAAATGTTATTTCTAATATCTTTCCTCCTATTGGTTTATTAGGTGCGCCTCTTTCTACGTGCCAACCCATATACCCTACTTTGTATTCGTCTTTATATGTTCCAGTAATAATACCTAAAACATCTTTATGTTTAATCTCTCCTTTCTTGGATAAATAAACTTTTCTTAAGCTTGTTTCTTTCAATTCATGGATATGCCCAAATGTTAAGCAGTCGAACCCTTCAAACATTGTAGCCATCCTAGTTAGGTTAATTTCACCTCTAGTTACTACACCTCCTCCACCTGATCCATGAAAGTAACAAATATCATAAGCTGAACTTGTACCACCCATCTTACAATTAACTCTTAAAGCTCCTGTGTAACCTCCCGCATAAACTGGACTCTCAGGTTTAGCAACATGATTTAGTAACGCTACAAACCTTTGTATTACGTCTGTTTCTTGTCGTCTTAAAATTGAAGTCTCATGGTTACCATAACCTACTACAGTAATAATTTCAGCATAAGGAGTAAACCACTCGGCAGCAGTTTCTACTACAGCATCTAAATATCTAGGGGTATTATGCTCTGGCCTAACTTTTCCTTTGGTGCTTCTAGGGTCGTATTTACCCTGCATAAGACAAAACGTGTCACCGTTAAGTAATACGTTTATACCTTTATCCTTACAATAGTCTAAATGTTTCTTTAAAAGCTCTCTGTCACAGTCTGGATTATCCCAGTGTAAATCAGAAAGAATAGCAACCTTAACAGTTTTCTTTCTTTTAGTTTCTGAAGATTCTAATTTGTGAGAGTTCTTTGATATTTGAGTTAATAACATAATATTGGTTTTCGCTAATATAGTACATTTTTTGTTACGAATAACAGATAAAAACGTAACATAAATCATAGCGTATGATAAATATGATAACAGCGATTGTAAAAACAACCTCGTCCCTCGGCAGTCGCACAAGCTTTTTTACAACGTCATTACCCACAATAAAAATTACTTAGTGCTTTTCCTAAGTTCTTGTAGGTCTATAAACGTTATAATTTTAGTGGTTTTATTTTTTTCTTCTTGCAATTTATGTAGGTCAGAATCATTAAACCTAAAAGCATATTTTGCAGTTCTCTCATCTTCATAAGCACCACTAAGCCAAGTACCACCACTACTTATTACATAGCTTCCATCATCTGTTTTATATATCATTGTCGTAATTTTAAAAGATGGGTAACACCACCTATATTTTATAATTTTTTCGTTCCTCAAAATTCCAAATCATAGCCATAACGTTATTCACAAATATACAACAAATAAGTATTAAAAAAACAATACACGTTATTTAGAATGATTCTAATTAAGCTATAGCCCTCATTGATTTTTTAGCAAGCTCGAAATACTCCCTCATCATAAAACAATCAGCGTAATCAGGAGAACGCCCTATAGCCTCTTTAATTTTATCTTTAGAAATTATTGCTAATTTATTCTCGTCTGAATCAGGGTTAGCCTGTTTTATGGCTGCAAGCTCTTCTTTTAACTCTTGCCAACACTTACTCGCTACTTGAGGGTTGATATATATCCCGTAGTCGTTCGTCCTCTCTGCACTCTTAAAATAGCATTGTGACTTAAGATTTTTATAGTTTTCCTCTTTAAACTTATTTACTATTGGTCTAGCGTTGTTTGTGAATCCTTTACATTTAAGAACATCTACAGCACCACCACCTACACCATCTTGATCTATAATAATATTAGTTCTGGCCACTGAATACTTATTAGCGAATTGCCTAATAGTTAATACAACTTCATCAATGCCAGATTTATCAATAGTGAATATATCAACTATAACAAATCCCTTCCAAACCATTATAACGGTTTTATCATCTCCAAACCTAGCAACATCACAAGTAATAATATTTTTACCTTCTGGTTTGATAAACTCATTAGTTACAAGGTTGTCCAAACCATCATCAGAATAAATACGTGTTGGGTCATTATCATAATCCCAGTTACCATGCAGTAGCCTTTCTCTTTTGGATTCATCCTTAATATTTTTAAGGTTGACAATGTATTCTTTGTCTATGTATGGATTATCGGTTACATAAGCCTCGATAAAAGCCATTGTAGGCTTTAACTTACCACTCCTAAAAGGCTGTATAAACTCATCGTACATCCAATTTCTTTTAGGGTTACACGTAACTAAAAGCTTTGGTAGTATTCCGTACTCTGTATTATTCCAACGTCCTATACGAGTTTTTAAAACATCGTAAGCACCGAAGTTAATCTCTCCTCCTTCTTCAATCCATCCTCCAGTGTATTCTAATGAACCAAAACGCTCATACATTGGGTCTGATGGTTTGTATTGTAAGTCTAGTAAATCTATTCTTGATCCATTAGGAAACTCTATAAAGTTATCCATTCCCTGATAACGCCAGTAGTCTTGAGCTAAGCCATGATGTTTTCTAACCTTTAACATGGTTTGATAAGTAGAAGCTCTTAAACGCTTTAACTCTTCCCTACCTATAAACCACTTAGTATTAGGATAACGTAAGCAGTTAATTAACAACCACTCACAACCTAACCAAGACTTACCACCACCTGCTGCTCCACCGTATAGTATTTCTTTGGTAGAATCATCGTTTAGCTTTTCATAAGCTTCAAACTGCTTTCCAGAAGGGTTAAGATTTATTTCCATTCTTAGGAACTACCATGTTAATCTTTATCTCACCACTATG